GTGGGCTTATTAGAATCACACCATCTCGTAAAGAAATGGTAAGCCTTGAAGCAAGCGAAATCTCTAAAAATATGAAACTTAAGGACTAACGCCCAATGCCCGTTGACTTTTGGTCACCATCTTATAGAGCGTCATCAAGCGACCTCACGGTTTCTATCTCACCCTTGGGTTTGGTGGAATTAGCCGATGAGGAATTTGAGGTACACGGACCACGACTAAACCGCTACTCGTCGTGCTGGGCATGGTATCTCGGTCACCATTGGTCGTACCGCCGTGAGATGGGTGAACAAAACATCACCATGAACTATGTCCGCACTATGTCGGACTACATCACTAACTTCTGCTTTGGCAAGGGTATTCAGTTCAAAACACCAGAACAGAATGCCGCCATCATTCCCCACCTACTCCAAACAGTGTGGGAACAACATAACTCTAAGCATTACATCTTATGGGAAATGGGTCAGTTGGCTGGTGTAACTGGTGACTGCTTTGTCAAGGTCGCTTACGAAGAGCCTTATGTAGACTCCGCTGGTATTGGTCACACTGGTCGTATCCGCGTTATCCCACTAAACCCAGCGCATTGTTTCCCTGAGTATCACCCCCATGACCGTGACCGCATCTTGCGATTTAAATTGAAGTATCGTTTCTGGGGAACTAGCCCTGAGGGAACCCGTCAGGTGTACACCTTCACAGAAATCTTGACTGAGGATTCAGTAGAGCAATACATCAATGATGAACTTATTGATCAGTACGATAACGCCATTGGTGTTATTCCTATTATCCATATCCCTAACATGACCATGTCGTCATCGCCATGGGGTCAATCAGACATCTGGGACATCATCTCGCTTAACCGTGAATTAAACGAAAAGATGACCGAAGTATCGGACATTATTAACTACCACGCCGCCCCAGTCACTATCATCACTGGCGCTAAGGCAAGCCAACTAGAGCGCGGTCCTAAGAAGGTTTGGGCTGGTCTCCCTAAAGATGCAAATGTGTTTAACCTTGAGTCCAGCGGAAACATGGCTGGAGCCTTGGAATACATCCAGTTTATTAAGCGCGCCATGCATGAAATCACTGGCGTACCTGAGACAGCCTTAGGGCAGTTCCAACCAGTATCTAATACATCAGGCGTGGCATTGGCTATCCAGTACCAGCCAATGATGAATAAGTACAATCAAAAGAAGATTCACTTCACTAAAGGTCTAGAGAAAATCAATGAAGTAATCATCCGTACCGCCGCTGTCTTTGAGCCTCAAATGCTCCAGTACAACCCAGGCGTTGGTGCCATGCCAGAGCCTGATCAGGCGTATGAACTTGACCCCGCTGACCCGCTTACTTACCAGACACAAGTTCACTGGCCTGAGCCGTTGCCCGTTGATGTTCTTATCAAACTTAATGAAGTTCAAGCCAAGATGGCCCTTGGCTTAGAGTCCAAAGAGGGCGCACTGCGCGCTCTTGGTGAGGACTTCCCAAGAGAGAAGTTGCTTGAGATATTTGAGGAATTGCGTGACGACGCCTTAGACCAAGGTGCATTAGATATGGTGCGCGCTCAAATACAACAAGCAGTAATGATTACTACTGGTATTTTCCCAGGACAGGGTGGAGAGAATAGTGTAGTATCTGGTGGTGAAGGACAAGCAGGTAGCCCTATGGGGGGTATCGGTGACGCCGAAGGTCAGATGGTTAACAACATAATTCAACGAGCATACGGAGCAAGGCTTGCCCAGCGCCGTATTCCCGACGAAGAATAAAACCGTTATTTAACAATTGTCAGTAAAAGCCCAACAACACAAAGGTAGGAAATATGAATAGCACCGTTAATAGTGACGGGATTATGATTCCCGTTGTAAGTACCCAACAAGAACAGCAGCAACAGCAGGTCCCCAAGACTGAGGGTCGCGTGTTCTCTGAGACTGAGGTTGAAGCAATTCGCCGCCAGGAGAAGGACAAGTTGTACCGACGCGTTGAAGACGCCGATGGTCGTGTCAAGACCCTTGAGGATCAGTTGCACATCATTTCTCAGGAGCGCGAAGCCGCCCGCAAAGAGGCTGATGATCGGTCCAAGACTGAGTCTGAAATCCTTCGCCAGCGCGAGATTCAAGAACTCAGCGCCAAGGAACTCCTCGCCAAGCGCGAAGATGAGTTCAACACCCGTATTAACCAGGTTGAGCAGGAATGGCGCATTAAGTTTGAAGATATGGAGCAGCAGCGCCAAGTGCAGGAAGCGCTCCTTGAAAAAGAACGCCGTGTTCAGCAAATTGAGTCTTATCGTCAACGCCGTGTGACGGAAGAACAAGAAACTATTATCCCAGAATTAGTTGACCTTATTGCTGGTAATAGTGAAGAAGATATTGAGAACAGTATTGCAGTACTTCGTGATCGGAGTAGTGCTATAATTGAATCAATCCAACAGGCGACCTCACAAAGTGGTCGTCTGAGGGGATCGCAGGTAACTGCGCCCCCGATTGGGCCAATGGACAACCAACAGGAATACCAAACGATGTCTGCGGATGATATCCGTAATATGCCGATGGATCAGTACACAAAAATGCGCGAACGGCTCATGCAAGCGACTCGGACTTCCCGAGGCCGTTTCTAAAACCAACTAACCCAACTAACTATCCACGGAGGATAATAATATGGCCCTTCCCGCCCCAGTAGGAGGTGCAATCACAGGAGCAAATCTTGGTTCAATTACCACGACAGGCTATTCCAGTGACGCAACTCTTTCACCAGCAATTCAACAAATTTGGTCCAAGGAAATCTTGTTCCAAGCCATGCCCGTTCTGCGTTTTGAGCAGTTCGCAGTAAAGAAGACCGAACTCGGCGTTCAGCCTGGTTTGACCATCAACTTCATGCGATACAACAACCTCAGCGTTGACGAGGCCGCAGGCGCAAGCCTTACAGAAGGCGTTCGTATGGAACCAGTTTCATTGACCGCCAGCCAGATTCAGATCACAGTGGCTGAAAACGGTCAGGCTGTTGCCGTTACCGAATTGCTGCTCAACGCAGCATTTGATGATGTCATGGCTTCATCGTCACGGTTGCTTGGTCGTCACATGGCACAAAGCATGGACACACAGGCCCGTAACACCCTGTACAAGGCTGGCGTTCCTTTCGGTGGCGGCTCTGCTGTCGCTCCTTCGGTCGTCTTTGGTCGCACCGCCGCTTCGGCTCGTGGCGCAATCAGCCCATACGACGCAGGTACCATTGGTACTGCTGCTTCACCTGGCTTCCTTTCGCCTGCATCCATCAAGGACGCAGTTGAAGTTCTTGCTGGTCAGAACATCCCGCGTTTGGGAGACACCTATGTCTGCTTCGTCCACCCATCACAAAGCCGCTCGCTTCGCGACTGGCCTGAATTCATTGAAGTCACGAAGTACGCCGCACCTGGTAACTTCATGCTCGGTGAAATCGGTCGTTTGTACGATGTCGTGTTCATTGAAACCACGCAAGTCAAGAAGGGCTTGGACGCAACTGCGACTACTGCCCCTCTGTACGACCTTGGAACGCCGCTTGACAGCGTCTCAGGTACTGCTGGATTCCAGGAAAATGCCAACGCCTTCAACGCCATCATGATCGGTGATAACGCCTTCGGACACGCCATTGCATTGCCAGTGGAACTCCGTGACGGTGGAGTCATTGACTTCGGTCGTGAGCACGGCTTGGCTTGGTACGCAATTTGGGGCTTTGGAGTTATTACTCACGAATCCCGAGTTATCTTGAACACCCTTGGTGGTTCAATTTCCTGATCCTAGGATCAATATAGTGTTGGTGGTGGGGGAGAAATCCCCCGCCATTAATAATTTCACATAACAAACAACAGGAGAAACCATATGGCATCGCGTAAAGACACGCAGGCTTTTGCAGAACAACAGGATGACATTGATGAAACAGTGGAAGTCTTGGAAGAAACCCCTAAGGCTGTCACTCAGTCTAAGGCCACCGCACCAGCAAGTGATTTCATCACTGCTCGTGTAAAAGGTACATGGAAGATGTACTGGGGCCGTGAGACTTTTGATTTTGTAGACGGTAAGCGTTACAAACTTCCACGAGAATTACACGCTTACCTCGTAAGGCATTCAAATATCTACGACACCGTCTGAGGTAACTAATGGCATTGATAGTCCCAAACGCTACTGCGACAGGGTCCTCTAACAAGTACTCAAGCATCAACCAAGCCGAACCCGACTCAGTGGACTTTGAGGCTATTGGTAATACCCTGAACTACATCCGTAGTGGTGGTGCGGTAACGGTTGGTTCTAGTAACCTAGTAACTGCAGCCTCTGGAGTTGCTGTTATTCAGGGCGTACCTTACACATTTTCAACGGGTTCTATTACGGGTGCCGTTAGTGGTAGTACCCGATTTGACCTTCTTGTGGCCCGATTGTCGGGAGCCAGCGTTTCAGTTCAGTTACTAACGGGTACAGATAGTGCTACTAACCCTACTTTGCCACAGAGTAAGAGTACGCTCGCCAGCGGCGTAGCAAGTACTTCAGCCAACTACGACCCCGCCACAGACGCCATTCTTGCCACTGTGTACACCGTAACTGGAACTTCCTTGTCAATTGCGAACATTGTAGATAAGCGCATTGTTAGCACTGCCCCAGTTACTTACGCTGTAAGTGCGGTCCCGACAACCAACGCTAAGGATGTCATTGGGGATACCGCTATTTATAACGGTGATTCTTATATTAAGAACACCTCTTCTACTTGGGCAAAACTAACTGTTAGCACGGAGTTAGAAAATGCAAAGATGCCCATTGGCGCTATGTTTGCATTCCCATCAACTGCTACTCCAAACCCCGACTTATACTTAGCATGTACAGGGCAATCTCTGAGCACCACAACATACGCCAGTTTGTTTGTGGTTCTTGGATATACCTATGGTGGTAGCGGATCAAATTTTAACCTGCCCAATGTAACTGGAGATACTGGTTTGGTTGGTGCAGCCTCTGGCAGTATCACTAGCGATGGCCCATCTGCCAGCACATCAAATACCTCCACAGTAGTATTGCCACAGCACAATCATGCCTACACCACTGTAATTGGTAGTAAGACTGGCTCAACTAATGTTGGTCCGAAGACTGGTTATCCAACGAGCGCCAGAACTCTTGCTGGAGCAGTTACTGTTGATCAACATCAACACACTACCGCCCTCAATAATACAGTTACTGAACGGTTTGCAACTATAGCAAGCGTTTCTACGGGATCAGTAATTAACCCTACTGATTGGCATGGTGAAATCCCATGGTATTTTGACGATGATTACCATAATGGTTTAGTAATTTATTTTAAGGAAGATCAAAAAAGAACAGGTAATGCTAATAATACTGGTGGTAGTACCTCAATAACTATCCCCACAAACCTGGCGATTAGTACTGACATTGGGACGCTCAGTATTACCACCGATATTGGTAGCCCAGGAGGTCATACAGAAGTGCGGGGTACTGATGGCGCTTCTATGAACATACTCTCCAAGAGCGTCCGCGTTCGCTGGTTTATCCGCTGGGCATGAGCGATACACCGATTGAACCAATTGAAAATGTGCCCGCTGAGCAGATCATTCTGAAGCGCGGTTTTATGGTTCACCGACTTCGGGATACTCAGCCAGCGGTTAATCAAGCCGCACAAGACTCAATTCCAGGAGCAGGCTCAGGCGATCAATAGTAAGATAGGGATTCATGGCAACCATCACAGATGTTGAAACAATTGCAAGAACCTATCTACGGGACTTTCCGAAGTTCTTTCAGGTATCTTTTCCTGTAGTAGGTCGCACATACGAGTTGGGTCATATTAATATTGACACCAGCACTATTTGGGTTGCCAAGTACTCAGGATCAGGTTCTGCCTCAACATTAGCCCCGAGCGATTACACAATTGACTCCCGTAATGGGGTTGTGCGCCTATCTAACACGCTGTCCTCAGGGTACAGCCTCCTAGTTGAGGGTTACTATTATGAGTGGGTTACCCCTGATGACCTTAGTTTTTACGCCCAGCGGGCCATTGAAAAGCACACCAGTAATCTAAGAGTCACTCTTGAAGAAATGTCTGGTATTGTTATTGACACCATTGGTATTGCCACAATCGTTGAATCTCTTTGGGCACTAATGACTGAATTTAGTCGCGACATTGATGTCATGACATCGGAGTCCATCCATATCCCAGCCAGCCAGCGCTTCCGTATGGTGCAATCCCTACTATCTCAATGGGAAGGCGAGTATAGGCGCCATGCCACCGCCCTTAACATTGGTGTTGACCGCCTTGAGGTCTTTGAACTGCGCCGTAAATCCCGTACTACTAACTATCTCGTACCCATATACCGCAACCGTGAACTTGGGGACTACACACCCCCTGAGCGCTTGTGGCCCAATATTGATTATGGGGTTATAGAAAAAGAGATTGAAAAAGAAGAACTCCGCACGGATGTTCTTATTGATGGCGCAATTCCTACTGGATCATTCTCTAACATCGCGTATTACTGATAGTTATGGATGTCCGCAGAGAGTTATCCATCATCAGGAAGCACTACCGTTCATACCACGATCAGGCTGGAGAAGCCATCGTATGGTACGAATTTGTGCCATTAGGTAATAGCGCCTCAGCCTCTAGCCTCTACGACGATGTCTATGATGAGGGTAATTACGGTAGTGGTGGTCGTCGCTATAAGGACGGTGTCGTCGTACCAGTACTCATGATCACCGAGTCTGAAGATCAAAAGCGCGCTATTCCTGAAGGACGCCAGCCCACTCAATTAACTAACTTTGTGGCATCTATTGACGACTTCCGAGCCGCTGGTGTTACCGCCCCTTGGGAATACCAAAATCGCCTCAATGATATGTTCCAGTATGACGGTCGTTATTTTAGCGTCGTGTCTTACCGAGTCCGAGGGCGGGCACGAGATGATGTCATGCTCGTCGTTGAGGGCATTGAAACATACATCTCGCAGGAAATGGTCAATGACCCAGGACCCGCACCTTATTCGGTATCTAATCTTCCTTGGCCCACATCCATAGCAAATTTAGGGTAAAATAGATGTATTGGAGATGTGCGTCTTCAATACACATTTGCCTAGATTCTCAAAGGAGGAAGTTACACACATGTATGCCTTTGGGACCTTATCTATTGCAAATAATGAATCATTAATACCTATATCTAATAACCTTCCCATTATTAGTGTAATCCAGGCATTTAATGGTAAAGATAATGACTTTAGTAAGTCCATTAAGAGAGGAATTACTAGGCACGAAACAGAAATACGCACCAGTCTTGCTAAGGACCCAGCATGGGCTGAGGTTGCCCCATACATTACCGTTAGCCTTGCCGATGACGGGGAGTCCCTCTCATACGGCATAGAGGGTAGTTCTGACATTAAACAAAAGTATATGGAACTTGAGTACGGTGGTACCAGCCGAGGCGCTAGTGGGCGCATTCGCTCAATTGCACATAACAGTAATGTGTTGAGTACTATCATTGAAAACTCTTTAAGTGAGTTTATTTAATGGCTAACCCAGGATTCTTATTGGCAGAAGACGCCGCCGTTAAAACCCGATTCTCGGGTATGACCGTGACTGACGATAAGAATGCAGCGCGTCCCGTACAGGTGTTCTTTCGCTACCCCGATGGGGACACTGAGCGTATTTACCCATTTATTACCATTGAAATGATTGACATTGTGCATGCCCTGGACCGACAGCATTCAGAAGTCACGATATATGCCTCTACAAGTGGTGCCGCTTCTCTCCAATACACGGGTCCAAATGCCATGGAATACTGGCCTAGCGAGCACCATAACTTTACGCAATTTGCTGGTTCAGCCCCAATGGTTAGCACTAACGAGTTTATCCCAGTAGACATCTTGTATCAGGTGTCTACCTACACTCGTTCTGCCCTGCATGACCGTCAACTTAGTTCACAAATGTTATTTAGCCGTGCCCGCTTACGCTATGGCTTTATAGATGTACCTGAGGATGGAACAATCCGCAGGTTTGATCTCCTTGATTGGGTAACAGCCGACCTCCTTGACCCCGAGGCTGGTTACCGAAAGAGGATATTTAGAAAAGTATACACATTAAAAATGTCCGCAGAAATACCATCTAATAATATGGCGTCGTCTAAGCGAGTCAGCACAATTAGTAGTAGTATTTCTGATACGAACTCCAATCTGACCGAAACCTATTAACTAATCCACTGGAGGATTAACCATGGCTTATACCCGCCCAGGAGTCTATGTAACAGAATCTCCGTTAAAGACAACCGTAACAAACAACCAAGGAACCGCTACCGCTGCTTTTGTTGGTCTTAATGACCGTGGACCAACGGAACCAACGCTGATTTCCTCGTGGTCCTCCTACACATCACAGTTTGGTGACCTTAATCCACTATATGACTTGGGTTATGCTGTGTACCAGTTCTTTGCTAACGGTGGGCGCTCCTGCTATGTATCACGCGCCGTGTACAACAACGCAACGGCGGCAACCTCTGCGGCAGTGTTGACCTACAAGCCATCAGCCTCTACTGTCTTAAACCCAACCGCCACAACATTTACTGCCGCTGGAGTTAGTGCCTCTG